ATTCTGCTTACCCCGTCATCAAAGAAAATGTGCCTAAATCGGAGCGCGGATATAATACAAATAATGCTTACCCCGCATTCCCACCAATAATGGCCGATGGGCGCGCGGTCATCTCGTCATGGCAGCCCGAATCGGCCACGAACGATAGTCTCATTCGCGCGAATGACATCAAATCGAACTGGGAATATAGAAAGTATTTGAATGCCCATGCGACCCAATTGATGGAGTATAACTTTCGCGAAACGTGTAATGATACTGGATACTTTATTCCACCCCTTTCTATCGGGGCGACTGCGCAAGACTTTAGAAATACCCCTTATGCTTATCGCACCTATGACGATAAGACGAAACCCGTGGGTTACGAGGATTCCGATTTGAAACAGTTGTATTTGACCCGCGAGCAACTTAATGCTAAACGTGTTGCGCCTGAAATACATCCAACTATGTCGAGTTAATTTAGGACCCGACTTCCCAATCTGGTTGCTAAATCTTGGTAAATCAATATAAATATAGTTCAATTATACTTATATTACAGACGTTTTCTAAGATGGAGCTCATTAGTTTTGATATAGGAATCAAGAATATGGCCTATTGTCTATTTTCTCTAAATAACCAGGATGGGGGCGTCGAAATCCGCGATTGGCGCGTGGTCAATTTGATGAACCCTGTTGAAACGGTGGATGCAATATGTAGTTGTAAATGGATGACTAAGAAGACGAAGAAAACCTCGGCTGAAGAACGGGTATGTGATAAAAAGGCAAAGTATCAAAAGGGGGGGATATACTATTGTGAAAAACATGCTAAATCGGGGGAATGGATGATTCCAAAATCGACCTATTCTTTGAAATCGCTAAATAAATTGAAAGTGGCCGATTTAGAGAAAATGGCTCGGGAGTATTTGCCATTTGACCAAGATTTAGCCATTTCGGCTAAACAAACCCGAAAAACAATGATAGATAAATTGGATGCTTTTTTTGTATCGCGGTGTTACGTCCCTATAGAGGCCACTGCACCCGCAGTGTCCGCGGGAAATACCGACCTTATTACAATCGGCCGAAATCTTAAAAAACGCCTAAATGAATCCCTGTCCCCCGACATTCTTGGTCGATTGACCCATATTATCATGGAAAATCAAATATCACCGATTGCCACACGGATGAAGACCATCCAGGGCATGTTGGCGCAATACTTTATACAACATGAGTCAGATTCGGCTAATTCGGCAAATTCAGCAAGTTCGGCTAATCCCCAATATAATATCGAATTTGTCAGCTCTTCAAATAAACTCAAATTTCTGACTAATTCAATCTTAGAAAATGTTGTATTGGAAAGCGCAACCGTCGATTCTAAGAATACATATCAGAAAAACAAGAAATCGGGGGTTTATTATACCGGACTTATTTTAGATAAAAACCCCACCCTCCATTCTTGGAAAACGGCATTATTAACGCGGAAGCGCGACGATTTAGCCGATTGTTTTTTACAGGGGATTTGGTATATGAAACACCGGGGTCTAATTACAATGGAGGATTATGAGATTCGCCTAAAGAGGAGTGAAATGGAATAGTAATATAATTCTTGTGCGTAGAACTTAAAAATAATTAGTGTGTATTCATAATAATAACACACTAATGGAAATAATTGATATTGGACTATCTGAATTGGAGCCGATTACACTGAGTATGGACGATGGTCCTAAACCTTCGGTCAATTTCGGTCCAGGGATTGAACTCTTGATGAACGATAAAAAGAAATCGTCGTCGTCCGGAATAAGTATTGATTTAGGCGACTTGGACACTCTAGAAAATGAACTGAATGAATTGTCGGGTGCAGCTTCGACACCACGCGAGACTAGTTCAAGTGGGTTCGGCGGCGAAACAAAGACATTGAGCGGTTTCGCTTCTAATTTATTCGGATTCGGCAGTTCGAGTAAATCGGAGCCAAAGGAGAATGACTCGAAGGTGGGTCAGGCGACAGCGGAATCTGCGGGCGGTTCATCGAAAACATGGGATGGTTTCGCTAAAGTCAATGAAATACCCCTTGGTCAGTCATCGGCCAAAATGACGGAGCGCGAAAAACGCCGAAAAATGAGGGCAATGATAAAGAAGCTCGATGAATGGTATGAGAAGGGCCTCATCAAGAATAATTCGCGGTTCAATATGGATTCGTCGTATGAGGAGGTCGAGGACGAGTATGAGACCGCACTCGAAGACAAGCGTAAGAAGGACAGTGTCAAACTCCAGGGGTGGTGGTTTATGACGTTTATCAATTCCCTCGAATACGCCAATACGGTCTTTAATCCGTTCGACCTCAATTTGGACGGCTGGGGAGAGCAGGTCAATGAAGACATTGACAGTTACGAGGAGATTTTCTCCGAATTGCATGAGAAGTACAAGGGAGGTAAATTGTCGCCGGAAATATCGCTCCTTCTAAGATTGGGCTTTTCCGCGGCAGTGGTCAATATCACGAATAAGGCGCTTTCGACGGCCACACCCGGATTCAATGACGTCATCCGTCAGAGTCCCGAATTAATGAAGATGTTTACCAATGCAACGGTCCAGTCAATGAACCAGGCCAGCCCCGGATTTTCTATGGCGAGTAACCTGATGAATAGCGCCGACCGCAATGTCAATACCATGTTCGGTGCACCGCCCGCGCCAGTTGAGACGAAGAATCAGCCCCCACCCCAGAGACCGTCTATGCAATATACCCAGGCACCGAATACACGCCCCGATATATCGGCGGGTCGAGGGGCCATGTTTAGGGAAGACGGGGTCGACATGAGTACGTCGGAGGCCAGATACAACCGTCCTCAAACCCCCGCTCCACCGGCGGCGACCTCACGCCCCGAAATGCGCGGTCCACAGAACCCCGAAATAAACAGTATATTAATGGGCTTAAAAACCCGCGAAGTGAATACGGGCGAGAGCATGGGTAATACAAACGACAACGATTCCATGATTAGTGTATCATCCATGCGGGATTTGCAAAACACCAATATGCCTAAACGGTCCAACCGTCGGAAACAAAAGTCGGACCGTAATATTGTGTCCCTCGATATATAATATTTGTATATCCACCAACGGGCTTTTCAAATCGGCACTTATAAATAATTTCTAAAACTATACTATACTATACAAATGGAGCATCATTGGATGATGGTATTACATTCAATAGTAATTGGGTTTTTAGCATACTTATTCATGATATTTGCGCGAGGGCAACAAAATGAGGTTGCGGAACGTAGAAGTATTTTAATAGCATCGTGTCTTTTGATATATATGCTATTATTTGGTCATGGATTACCAATGAAGTTGAATAAAATTTAGATGAATTTCATGTTGGTTTGAATTAATATGTTATGATAATAGTATAAACATATTATCATATAGTCGAGTATAAAATGGGCAATCCATGTGAATATGTATTACAAATGCATCGAGAACACGTAGAATATGCATCGAATAAAATCGCCGAATATAGTGAAAAGGTGACCGCGTTTTTCAAGGGGCGAGCACTTCTCGTATTTGTATGGGGAATGAAGGTATTCACTGGATACAAGTATATGGCAATCGATTATTATAACCGGTCCCCCGCCCTTCAAAAATGGGGGAAATTCGGTGCGGCGTGGTACAGGCAGTATTTTTGCAACTATCGATTTGAACCCGAATCGAACTATTGGCTAAATGTGTCGACGGCCATTTTATCGCCGGATACGAATACAGTCGTATACGAAGAACGTTATGACCCATTGTCGGATATAGAAGCATCCGAATTCAATGCCGACAATGTGCTTACCCTCTATCATTTGCATAATACGCGCGAAACAATGGCTAAACCCCACGAATACGATACGCTATTTACGATGAAAATGGGTGATAATACGATATATCGTATTCTGCCAAATGCCGATATTTTGGCCGATATAAATATTACTGAGCGGTCAAATAACCGGTTCATTAGCGTCGAATATCGCCATCCCAGGATGGAGGGCAGTATTCTCCTCGATATTCCACCGGGCGCCTATTTAGTGAATAATGAAATATTATCGGCGACCTTTATATTGCGACTCTTGTGTCATCAATACGACGCGTTTGTCTTCGACCGGGATTACAAATTGACGGTGGTCGATGATGAGGTGAATATTATAGAGATGAAATCGTCGGATTATTGCCAGGTATTGGACGGGGGGTACAAAATCGCGAAACGTAACCCGGAAACTAAGTCGACGGAGTCATCATAAGTTTGTCGTATATTTCTTTTGTTCTTACGTGAGTAGGAAGATGGTCGGGATGAATGGTCGAATCATTTTCAAGGGGGTAAGTGAAGAATGGATATTTGTATGTATATGTATTCGTTGTGTGATATATGTATTGGTCAGCGACGTGATTTATCTCGGTCTTTAAAGTATAGGTGTCAGTTTGACTGTCATAAATTTGGTGAATGAACCGCTGTGCTGATTTGCGGTTTATGATATAGGCCAATGTACTATATATGTTACTATTGTTCAATTTGTAAAGGGGTGCATTTATTTCCTCACTGGTAATCGCGATTTGTATAATATCCCAATCATAGGGGGCGTTTTTCATAACCGTCCATATAGATTGCCTCCAATAAGGTTTGTACTCTAAAGTGGCGTCGTCCTCCATAATGAGGGCGATGTCATGCCCCGGCTCCGTCGATTCGGCGAATTGTCGGATACATTCGAGATGAGAAAGTGTGCATCCATATTCTACATCACTGTATTTCTTATTGGTATTTGCTAGTCGCGAATAGATTATATCGGGTTTCTTACCGTCAAATGCGGCCACTCGTACAATATCAATGTCTTCGAAGACGGGGTCAGTGAAAAGACGCTCCATGTTTGCGCCTCGTTCTTTAGAACGGTCTAAATTAATCCAATATATCACATCAACGCCTTTCAAATAGTCGTCCTTGTTCTCATTATTGCATGGTATATTGGCAACGACGTCGACCGAGTGCGGAACCATACCTTCGATTACACGTATATTGGAAATATATAGGACGGTAAAGAATAGGAAAACATAACTAAATAATGGATTCAATTGATAGTAATATACGGTCATTAAGACGGCGATTAAAGCGACCGCGGTTTGGTATGCCATAGTAAATCGTTTTTCTCTTACAATGTAAAATACCACTAAATAGAATACAATAATTAGTATTATATGTTGTACTGTTTCTTCAAAATATTTCGATTTCATATAATAATCGAGATATTTTCTATATTGCCCCCCCCCCTTCCCACCAAACCGGTTAAGTCTTGGTAAAAACCTTGGAAACCACCCCGGATTTATTTACCATTGTATATGTCACCAAGATGAGGAGTCCGAGTGGAAGACAAAGTGGTTCATAATAGTTCAAATAGGACCATACCATGACAAATACGACGGGGAAGAGATGCAAGCGCGGAATCATGTTATAACACTCGGCCGTTCGGAAATATATC